GAGGAAGCCAACCAGAGCCTTACCAAGGCTCTGAACATCCGAGCCGGCAAGCCCGGTGTTCGGAAAATCCAACGTGAACGAACACGTCATGCTAGCCAACATACTGTTGGCCGGCACCAACGGATCGGATACGAAGGAATCCCGCCTGAGGCGCGCAGCCACCCGATTTCGAGCCTTGTATTGATGACTGAGAGTCAAGGTATACTTGACCCCGTTGTCATCAAGACGATAGGTCGATTCGGAGTCAGTCCTGCCAATGGCAGGAAGTGACTTGGCAACGGTTGCATACGTTACCGATTGAGGGTCAGAGAACACGTCGAAGCTCCTTGAGTTTATCGAACAAGGCCTCGGGACAAGCCCAAAGCCGTGAGGATGCTCAACTGGTAAGCCGAAAGGCTTCCGAGCTGAACATCCAATCCAAATGGGTTTCCCCCACCTAGACGCACCTTCGTTTCAGTTACCTGACGTGAGGTGTAGGTAAACTCGTTTGAATCCCAGTCCTTCGATACATTCCAGTACGGAGGACCAGGACCTTCCACGTGTTCGCCTGAATGAATACACTGACAAGTGTATTCAAGCGTCTCCGTTACATGCTTCATAATAAAGCTGTAACGAGTGGTGAGGTTGTCGACTGCATTCAAACTAGCATTGGAGACAATGTCGCCAATATTAGCGAACCAGTCGACAAGCCATGACCACGGGAGCACGTTCCACAACAATTCGGGCGTTGGCAACGCACCGAAGAGAGCAGCACGAGCTCTCGCATCCCAGAGTGACGATCCCACATCGGGTATGTAGTACCGAAAGGCACCAACAAACCAGATATGGGTCTTCGTCACAGCCCTTCGAGTAACAATGCTTTTACCAACCGGCCATCCTGGCGGCGGGTTAAAGCATCCAGCGTATGGGACGTTGTATTCCCAAACGTTGGAAGTACTCGATTCGTCGTTCTCGACTTCCGCCCGACGACGAATGTAGCGACCATTATTCCTAATGATCTCTGCCATTCGCTTGTCAATTGACTTCCAAAGATTATACATATCTTGGAGGTCCTTGACAAAGGGTTTCCAGCCAAATGCTACATTCAGATATTCGGAACCAAGGTTCCGAAAATCCTGTAGCTTTGACAATAGAACCCTCGGAAGTTGCGTGATAGGGACTGTCCAGATTCCCTTGAGAGGAATCTTAGGCAGGTCTCTCAGTTCAGCAATGAACTGACCCACTCCCGCAACCGGGTTACCAGGTCGGGCTCTCTTATATCCAGTTGCGTACTTACCGGAAAGTCCGGAAGAGGCAACGGCAAAAGAGGGCATCGAGCTGATAAATGCAGGTGGCTTCGAACTGATATCTGGATAGATCCCCGAGCCAGCACAGCCCGCGGATCGTCCAGACCAGACGTTGTCCAACCGCACGAAAGTCATCGGTTTTGACGTGTGGTTAACTTTTCGTTTCCACACGTAAAACGGACCGCCACCACTCCAAGTTCCATCATGGATCTTCCAGTGGGGCTGAGAAACGAGTAGGGCTTCAGTGTCCCAGTCGCGTACGATAGCGGGGCCCGAGCTCCAATGAATGAAACCCAGGTTAGTCCTCACTTTTGGTACGCGACTCGGCATGTCTGGATGGCCCATTTAGAGGGAGAGAGGGGTGGCAGCATAAGTACTGCCCTGGCGGGCCCGAAAGGGCTCG